CGACGGCCATCAACAGCTTCCCGGAGAGCGGCTCGCACCGGTTTTTCCTGATCACGCCCACCGGCGGGAACGTCTTCGTGACCAGCGGCACCGTCATCGTTGAGGACAAGCCATGACCGTCAGCCCAAGCGGGAACTGCACCAGCATCACGGTGAACGACGACGGCTCGGCCGTGGTCGCCAGCTGCAACACCGTCCTGAACCAGACGGTGACCGGCGGCGGGGGGATCGCCGACGGCGACAAGGGCGACATCACGGTGTCCGCGTCCGGTGCCACCTGGACGATCGACAGCGGGGCGGTGACCTACGCCAAGATCCAGCAGACAGCCGCCGCCCGCCGCCTGATCGGCCGCCCCGAAGCCACGGCCGGGACCGTCTCGGAAATCAGCCTGGGCACGGGCCTCAAGTTCAACGGCTCAAGCCTCGTCACGGACGGCGTCGTCAGTGACGCCACCTCGATCGTTGCGGGAACCGGCCTCACCGGCGGCGGCACGCTGGCGTCTGCGGTGACGCTCACGGTGGATTTCGGCACGGCATCCGGCAAGGTCTGCCAGGGCAATGACGCCCGTCTTTCCGACGCCCGCACGCCGACCACCCACAAGACCTCGCATGCGACGGGCGGCACCGACGCCCTCGCCCCGGCCGACATCGGGGCGGCCGCCGCGACCCACACCCACGGCGTCGGCGACCTCACCGCCGGCAGCGCCACCAGCGGGCAGGTGCTGACCTACAACGGCTCGGCGTGGGCGCCCGCCACGGCCGGTGGTTCGGCGTTCAACCCCGCCACGACCAGCGAATCTTGGAACGACTTCCTCGGAGCAGCCACGGCGCCATGGGCCTCGGTCACCAACGGGACCGGGGCCAACGTGGTCTTCACCATCCCGGGCGGTGGAAACGCCCGCTTCGGATTGGCGACCCACGGCACCGGAAGCACCTCGGCCGGACGGTCTTTCATCGGCAGCAACAACCAGGACGCCATGGAGTTCACCGGCGGGGCGCACGTGTTCGAGACGTCCATCACGTGCGTCTCGCAAGTGAGCACCTCCACGGAACGCTACATCCTGTACGCGGGGTTCTTTGAATCGCTGACGGCAACGCCGGGGGAAGGCGCCTACTTCCGATACTCCGACGATGTCAACGGCGGTGACTGGGAATGCGTCACAGTTTCCGCCTCAACGGAAACCCTGACCGACAGCAACGTGGCCGTGACCGCGGGCACCTTCAACAAGCTCCGCATCGAGGTCAACGGGGCCGGCACCGAAGCCAAGTTCTACATCGACGGCACCCTGGTGGCGACCCACACGACGAACATGCCCGGATCCACCGACCGTCTCGGCGTTGGAGTCAACATGCGGAAGACCGTCGGAAACACGGCCCGGCAGATCCGCAACGACTACATCTACCACAAGGCCGAGGTGACCCGATGACGTACGCCATTCTCGACATCGACGGCAGGGTGGTTCAGTTGGTCGCCCATGAGCCGGTGAACGTCCGGTGGGTGAAGACCAAGCCGGGCGACGGCTGCGCGATCGGACGCTATTGGAACGGCTGGACCTTCGACGCACCCCGATGGACCTCCTACGAGTTCCTCGCCCGCTTCACCGCGGCGGAACGCGCCTCGATCCGCGTCGGCAGCGTCAGTGACGCCGCCTTGGCTGACTTCCTGATGTTCTCGCAGGCGGCCCAGGAGGTCGTGTCAGACGACCCCGTGACCGCGGCGGGCATGGACTACCTCGTATCCCTCAACATCCTGACGCCCGCCAGGCGGGCGGAGATCCTGTCGTGACCGTCGAAACCGTCTACGCCATCATCGGCTCGCTCGCGGCAAGCTGGTCGGCGGCCGCTTTCCTGTATTCAAAGCTGGGTGCACTAAGCGCCCGCATCGAGGCCCTTGATGAACGCACGAAGGCGCACCACCGGCGCCTCGAACAACTGGAGACACGATGAACACCAAGAGCTGGCGCACCACCACGCTGGGAATCACCACCGTCATCATGGCCATCGCGGGCGCCGTGCAGGCCCTCGTCGACCATGACCCGGCCACCAACCCGGACATCGCCGTGGCCGTGGCCGCGGTCCTGAGCGGGCTCGGCCTAATCTTCGCCCGCGACGCCAAGGCCGCGGCCTATGTCGAGGAGCCGAAGTGACGTGGCCGAACTTGGCGTGCTTCTTGGTGGCGTTGTGGTGGCCGTACTGGTGGCTCTGCTCGACCGCTGGGCTGACCCCTCGGTGCGGGTGGTACGCGGCAGCCGCCATCGGGACGGCGTCCGCCGTGCTATCGACCGGATGCGAGACGCTCCCGCCGGTGGCCCCGCCGGGGGAGCCTCGGATGGTGCTCGAGGCCCGGGGCCAGGTCCGCCTGGCGGCGTTTGACGAGGCGGCGGGCAAGTTCGTCGACCTCGGCTGGCATGACGCCGCGGGCCTCCGCGGCTGGACCATTGCGGACTACGACTGGCAATGAGCCTGCACCGTGCATGCTGCTGCGGGGAGCCGGACAGCTGCTGCAACGTCTGGTGCGAGTGCCCGGACGAGATTTGCGTCACCAGCGGGACCTGGTACCGCACGGTCACGATGTACTCGTGCGACAACGACAGCAATAACCCAAATGATTGTCCCATAGCGGACGGCACCGTCATCGGGGAAAGCACCCACACGACCAGAATCACCGGCGTCAAGTTCAGGAAGGTGACCAACTCCGTAAACGCTGACGGATCCTGCGGCGGATGCTGTTGGTACACGTATGTCGACGGCGAAGAGCAGACGGGCCGCATGATCACCACCGCCAATTCGTGGTTCGTCAATTGCCTCGACAAGGAAGAGGAGGGTGATTGCACGATCGGCAACCGGACGTGCGCCGGTACGGCCGACGTGCCGCTCGACAACCTTGGCACCGGATTGAATGGGTACTTCTCGTACCTGAGAGGCAACCTATACACCCGATGCTGCACCCCCGGTCAGTGCGATGACCAGAACATCCAAGCCGTGCTGAGCATCACCGCCGAAGGCAGAAAAGCCGCGGGATCTGACTCAGACTGCTGCTCACAAACTTCAACACAGCCGGTCATCGGCGCGCGTTTGGGGGTCGGTGGAATCTGGGATTGCCGTCATCGGAGCCGATGGGTCGGAACCTGCCCCGAAGACTTGATGGACGAGCCCATGACTGACGCATCCGGCGTGGACTACATGGACGGATGCTTGACCTTCTTGAACTTGGCGCCGATCTGCCCATGTCCGTCCGGACCACCGGTCGACTACACAAGCCCATGTTTTGATGGCGTAACCGTGATTGGCTCGCTCGGATATTGCCTCACGGTTTCAGAGGGTGTGACGCTTCCGCCAGGCAGCAATGGCCTCAAGTTCCTGATCACCGCATGCACCTGACCTGCGTCCATTCCCGCCCTGACCCGGTGTGCCTGCTGGGCCTCGCCACGCCCGAGCAGCTGCCCGCGGCCTGCGACACCTGCGAGCACTACCGCGGGCGTTCCCGCGGCCTCGGCGACGTCGTTCACAAGGTCGCCCAGGTGACCGGCGTGGCGGCCGTGGTCAAGAAGGTCGCGGGCGAGGACTGCGGGTGTGCCGGGAGGCGGGCGGCCCTGAACCGCGTGGTGCCGTTCCGCGAGGGTGCTGACTAGTTCCCGGACCTAAATGCCGCAAGTTATTGCGGTGACTGCATTTGACTACGGCAGATCCTGCGCCAAGAGTTCTGGCAAGGAGATGCCCCATGCACGAGTGGTGGGTAATCAAGGAAACCGGAAGCCTCTGGCGCGTCGTGGGTTCCGATGACCCGGCGCTCTTAAATTGCGACTGGAAGTACAAGGCTGGGCTCAACCGGAGCTTCGCCGAACGCATGGCGGCTGAGTGGAACAAAGGGAGGGACAAAAGCGGGAACGCATTGAAGTTTCGTTGACATACGACCCACCCGCCGATATACCGTCAGACGCTTTAAGTCTGGTAATGCCTGTTTTGGGACCTCGAGTGAAGGCCCGCAGGCAGGCCCAGGCGAAGCCAAGGAGCCTGCAAATGAAGACCGAATTGAGCAAGACCCGCAGCGACCTTCAGGACCAGATCGACAACCTGCAGCAGGGCACGTTCGACACGAAGAGCTGCCTGCAGGACCAGATCGACGACCTGCAGCAGCTGGTGGGGAACCTCACCCTGCTGGTGGCCGGCAGCCCGAGCCCGGACCACACCGAGAACCTGTCCTTCCTGCGGGCGTGCTTCCTGCGGAGCCTGCACCAGGGCTACCTCCCGGCGGAGAAGCTGATCGACCTCGCGTTGGGGATGGACACCCGCAACCTGAACGGGCAGACCTGCGACCAGCTGGTGCAGAAGCTGGAGCGGGCGATCGACGCCCACCAGGTCGAGGCCTACAACGCGAAGGCGGGGCAGGCTTGAACGACATCGTGCTGTCCAGGCCGGTGCCCGAGGCCCTGCCTTCGGCCATCGCCAAGTACGTCGTCCAGCACCTCACCATCGAGCTGCAGGGCAAGCGGTACGTCCAGGTCGCCGGGGCCACCGCCGTGGCCGCAGCCCTTGGCTACAGCGTCCGCGAGGCCGAAGGCGGCTCGAGGTACGTCCCCGCGACCGATGACCTGCCCGGCTACTGGGAATGCACGGCCGAGGTGCTCGACCCGACCGGGGCGGTCATCGGTCGCGGGACCGGCATGGTTGACGACGAGGAGCGGCCGTGGAACACCCGGCCACACTTCGCCCGGCGGGCGATGGCGTCGACCAGGGCAGCGGGGCGGGCGTTGAGGCTGGCGGTGGGCCACCTCTTCGCCGGCCTCGGGGCGGGCGTCCAGAGCGTCACGGCCGAGGAGATGCCCGAGGTGGAGTATCAGCCTGCGAAGGCTCCTACGCCCGCCAAGGGCCCCACGCCCGTCTCTACGGTCTTCCCGCCGCCAGAAGAGACGGGCGGGCGGTTCACGGGCACGCTGGCCAAGGTCTGGGCACCGAAGCCCGGCACCAAGCGGATCGGCTTCGAGGTCGAGACCGAGTACGGGATGGTCAAACTCGGCTCGTTCACCGCTCACCACCTCGAGGACGCCCAGGCGTTGCAGGGCTCCGAGGTCGAGGTGGCTTGGAAGCGGTCGAAGTGCGGCAAGTACCTGAACGTCGAGGGCATCTTGGGCATCGGACGGCGCTTGCCGCCACCGCCGGCCAACGACCCCGACGCGGACATCCCCTTCTGAATCCACTCGTGCACTCCTTGCTCGGCCCCGGGGCCGGCGGTCAAGCCGTCGCTCACGCCCCGGGGCCGGGAGGGGTGCATAGGGAGGCCCGATGGGCTACCACCTACCAAGCAGCTACATACTCGCGATGCCGCTGGCACCGCTGGGCCGGTACATCCTGCTCGTCATGAACGACATGGGCTGGCCGTGCTGGCCGTCCATCGAGACGCTGGCGAAGCGTTCCGGCATTCCTCGACGCACGCTGCAGACGGTCCTCGGACACCTCCGAAAGGGCGGTGTCTTGAAGTCGTCCGGCAACGGCAAGTCGCTCACCTGGGAGATGCTCGAGGTGCCCTCAGAAGTCGTCCGAAAGGTCGACGTCGAGGTGCGCCGCAGCGGCGCCAATCGGCGCCGTAACGGCGCATCACCTGCGCCGATACGGCGCACCAGGTGCGCCGTTACGGCGCATGGATCAGAACCAGAGAATGAACCAGAAAAAGAACCCCGGCGTTTACGCCCGCAGCAGCTCGAGGAGCTGCGGGCTACGCCGGCGGAAGAGGACGCCCCCGGCACGCGGTACGAGTCGCTTGCCGAGGCGATCCGCCAACGACTCCGGGCGGACGTCCCGCCCACCCCGCCAGACCCCCGGGTCGGGAACGGCGGGGTTCCAAACCACCAGGACGCGGCCGAGGCTTGGCGGCGTCTCAAGCTCCTCAAGGAAGGCAGGCTGACGGCATGACGATGTACCCTGTCGGGACAAGGAGATGGCATGAACCAGACAAAGAAGCGTCACCCCGTGGTTACCGGCCTGCTCTGGGCGGGCGTGATCGGATTCCTGCTGCTGTTCGGGTGCTTGGGTTGGTACGTCAAGGACGCCTTCATGGCCGGGCTCAGGTCTGGCCTCGAGGGGCCGCCCAATGAACAGCCGAGCCAAGGGCAAGGCGGGCGAGCTCGAGGCGGCCAAAGCCCTGACGGCCGCCCTTGAGTGTGCCGTACGCCGCAACGCCCAGTACTGCGGCGCTGCGGGCGATGCCGACCTGAGCGTCGAATGCCTGCCCCAACTCCACGTGGAGGTGAAGCGGCGGCGCAACGCCATCACCCCCGACCAGGCCGAGGAGTTCCTGCAGCAGGCCGAGCGGGATGCCCTCGAGCGGGCGTTGCCCTTCCTGATCCACCGCGTGGACCAGGACACACGCTGGTGCTGCACCGTCAGGCTTGACCGGCTCTACGACCTGGTCGTCATGCTGGCCCGTCACAAGGGGTGGCGTGCCTAGCAAGCGGATGTCCAGCATCCCCAAGCTCCAGCTGCCCTCCTTTGGGCAGCCGTTGCCTCGTATACGCGTCCAGTACTCGGGCTGGTGGTCGACCATCAGGCGACGCCAGCTGACCGCCTACCCGCTCTGCGGGCGTTGTGGGGCCATCGCCACCGAGGTGCACCACAAGGTGCCCATCGAGGCTGGAGGCCACCGGTTCGACTACAGCAACCTCGAGAGCATCTGCGGCCCGTGCCACCGGGCCCATCACAGCCGCTGAGCTGACATCAACCACCGATTCTCGGACCGTCAACGACGGTTTGGCGACCTCCTAAGGTCAAACCCGCATTATTTGCAAAATAATGAGGGTGGCCCTAGGGGGGGGTAGCCAACCCCGTTTTTGACGGTCCTGAGGTACCCGCCGCACCTCAGCAAAAAGCGCACAAGGAAAATCAGGCTGAAAACCATGACATTATCGCGCCCAAAGGGACGGCCCGTCCGGGTCCACGCCAAAGAAACCGTCACTGGCTACGTCCAATCGATCTTGGACGGCTCGCTTCCGGCCGGGGCCTACATCCGGCTAGCGGCGGAACGGTGGGCCCGTGACCTCGAGCGGCCCGAGCTTGAGATGGACTGGAACACGGTTGAACGCATCGCCCAGTTCGTGCACCGTTGCGGTCTGGTGGGTGACGACTCGGACCAGGACTACCGCCTATTGCCCTGGCAATTGTGGGTTGTGGCGGGCTTGTACGGATGGCGGCGGAAAGACACCGGCTTGAGACGCACCAAGTTCGCCCTCGTGCAGGTGGGCCGCGGGGCCGGCAAGACGACGTTCATGGCCGCCTTGGCGTTGTTCGATTTGACCACGGCCGCCGGCCGGCGGGTGGACATCATCGCCAACAAGCGGGACCAGGCCGCCACGCTCCTGAACACTGCCAAGACCATGAGCAACCGGGCTGGTGGTGACCTGGTCAGCAGGCAGTACACGGTTGAGCGCCTTGGAGCTGACTGCAAGCTTTCGGCCCACACCACGAGCTCGAAGTCACTCGACGGCCTGAACCCGAGCCTGTGGATCGGCGACGAGGCCCACGAGTGGCGGGGCCGTTTCGCCACGAAGCTGACCACCACGGCGGCCAAGCGGAAAGAAACGCTGGGCGTGGTCATCTCGACGCCCGGCAGCAACCCCGACAACTGGTACGCCGACGAGGTCAAGACCGGGCAGGCGGTGCTCGAGGGAAGGATCGACATCGATTCCAACCAGTACTGGCTGTGGGGGGTGGACGACGACGACGAGCTGCACGACGAGGCGGTATGGCTGAAGGCCAACCCGGGCCTGCCGGTGCAGCCGACCCTGCAGGGCATCCGCGACCTGTGGGCGTCTTGCAGCGTCTCCAAGGTCAAGCAAGACGAGTTCGCCCGCTACCAGCTGTGCCGCCCGCAGTATGGGGTGGGGGGGTGGTTGAACATGGACTACTGGGACGATGCGACTGTCGAGCTTGAGAAGCTCCGCGGGCGTCCGGCGTGGCTCGGGCTCGACCTGTCGAAGAGCTTCGACATGAGCGCCCTGGTGGCCTGCGTCCCGATGGAGGACGGCCGGTTGGCCATCGTCGGCAAGTACTGGTGGCCCCAGGACAGCGCCCGTGACCGGGAGCTTGAGTACGCCATGCCCCTGCGGAGGTGGGAATCGGAGGGCCGGATCTGCCTGACGCCCGGCCGCGAGGTCGACTACCAGGCGATCCGCGACCAGGTCGCGGCGTGGCGGGCGTTCTTCGACGTCCGCAAGGTGGCGTTCGACAAGTGGGGCTCGACGTACCTCGCGCAGTGTTTAGTTCATCAAGATGCGGTCCCGCTCGTCGAGTACCCCATGACCATCTCGACGCTCGGCCCTGCGTGTCAGGTATTCCAGAACTACTGGGTGTCGAAGCGCATGGTGTTTCAGGCGGACGAAATATTTAGACGGGCATGCGCCGACGTCGAGGTGTGGAGCGACAACAACGGGAACATCCGTCCGGTGAAGACCGGGCGAAAGATCATCGATCCCTTGATGTCTGCGCTGATGGCGGTACACTCGTACTCGCTCGAGGCCAACCGAGCAGCGTCTGTCTACGAGGCCTCGGGCATTGAGTAGCTTCCGTGGGGGCGGCTACATCCTGTGTCCGGGGGCGCGATGCTCAACTGGCTTCGCGGTACGTTGCAGCGCAGATCGGCACCGAGCGTCTCGACGTTCGGATGGTGGCCCATCTCGTCCGCAGCGGCGCCGGACCTCACAGAGCAAGGCGCCCTGCGGATCGCCGCCGCATATCGCGCGGTGCAGCTGATCAGTGGGGACATCGCACGGCTGGGCGCCCGCGTCGAGGGAGGCGCGGGCGACCTGCTCGAGGGCGATCCCTCGCGCTACCACACGCAGTTCGAGTTCCGCAGGGCGATGATGGTGAACGTCCTGCTGTACGGCAACGCGTTCGCCTACGTGGCCCGCGACGGTCGCGGCCAGGCGGTCGAGCTGCAGCTGCTGCTGCCCGAAGAAATCTCGCTCGACACCACCGGCGGGACAATCCGCTATCGCCACGCCCGCATGGGGCTGATCGAGCCCGAAGAGGTCTTCCACGTGAAGGCCCTCGGCTCGGACGGCATCTGGGGCAAATCGCCGATCCGCACCGCTCGTGACTCGTTCTCGCTCGGTCAGAACCTCGCCCGTACCGGCAACGCAGTCTTCGGCAACGCCGGCGTGCCCAAGATCGCCCTGGTGCACCCGGGACCGCTCAGCCCCGAGGCACAGCAGCGGATCGCTAACTCCTACATGGAACGGCACGCGGGCGCGGACAACGCCGGCCGGCCGATCGTCCTGGCCGAGGGCATGAAGGTCGAGACGATCGGCGGCACGCTCGAGGACAGCGTGTACGTCGCGGCGTCCAATTTCACCGTTGAGGAAATCGCCCGGATCTTCGGCGTTCCCAGCCCTTACCTCAACCTCGGCGGGGGCCCTACCGGCGCCGGCATGGAAGCGCTGTTGAGGATGTACGTCGATGCGTGCCTTTCGCACTGGGCCGAACAATGGGCACAGGAATACCGCCGGAAGGTCATGGGCGGCGTCGGCCGCGTGATCTGGGATTACGACACCGTCGTGCGCCCGACCCTTGCCGAGACGATGGCCGCCATCCGCACCGGCGTGGAAGCCTCGATCATCACCCGCAACGAAGCCCGCGCACGGCTCGACCTCGACCCTGTCCCAGACGGGGACGAGTTCATCCTGGCCAAGAACATGGGCGCAGGCGGCGGCACCACCAACGCCGGCGATGACACCAGCCAGACGGCGGGGAGCGTCAATGACTTTACGGGTTGAACGTCGCCTTGCCCCGGTCGCCCGCGAGGGGAACACCCTCACCGGCTACGCCGCCGTCTTCGGCGTCGACAGCCAGGAGCTTTACGGGCCGCGCGGGAAGTTCACCGAGCGGATTGACGCGCGGGCGTTCGACCGGACGCTGCTCGAGAACCCCGACGTGCTGCTGCTCTACAACCACGAGCCCGGGCAGCTGCTCGCCCGCCGCACGTCGAAGACGCTCCGCCTCGCCAGCGACTCCAAGGGCCTCCGCTTCGAGGCCGACCTGCCCGACACCACCCTCGGCCGCGACGTCCGCACGCTCCTCGAGCGGGGCGACCTCGACGGCCAGATGTCCTTCGGCTTCTCGGTTCGCAAGGACGAGTGGCGGGGCAACACCAGAACACTTCTCGACGTCGACCTCGTCGAGGTGTCCGTAGTCATCCAGGCCGCCTATCCGCAGACGGAGGCGGCCCTGAGGTCAACCAACAACGACGCCCGCGTGCGACGAGCCCGCGAGCTGCAAATTCGGAGCATCGAACTATGGCAACCATGAGCATCCACCACGAGCTCGGCAGCATCGCCGCCGAGATGCGGAAGGTGAACGACAACAAGGAAGGCTGGTCGGCGGCCGAGGTGGAGGAGCGTTTCGACGCCCTCAACAAGCGGGCCGTCGAGCTCGAGCTTTCCGCCCAGGACTCGGCCCGCTGGAAGCGGATCGAGCAGCTGGCGACCAAGGCGAACGACGCCCAGCTGCGGAGCGCCCCGGCCCCGCTCGCCCGCCTCGGCGGGTCCGACGTGACCGCGACCCCGGAGTACCGGGCCGCGTTCTGGAACTACCTGCGCACCGGCAACATCTCGGAAATCCGGGCCATCTCGACCGGCACCAGCAACATCGGCGTGCCGTCCGACATGTACAAGCAGATCATCGAGAAGCTGTACGACCCGGTCACGCTGGTCGGCCAGGTCAGCCGCGTCAGCGTTGACGGAGACAAGAAGATCCCCATCGGCGGAACCCTCCCGGCCTCGAACTTCGTGACCGAGGCGGGCTCAATCAGCGCGACCGACCCGACCTTCACCGCCCAGATCACGGTCGACCCCAAGAAGGTCGTGACGCGGAACACGGTTTCCATCGAGGCCCTCGCCGACGCGGTCGGCAACCCCGACATGCAAGGTTACATCATGCGGCAGCAGGCCACGTCGATGAACATCCTGCTTGAGAAGGCGATGGTGCAGGGCGGCGTGAGCAACGCATGGACCAGTGGCCTGATGGACGCGCCGCACTCGGCCAGCCAGAAGATCACCGGAGGCAACAAGTACGCCAACATCACGGGCGACAACCTCATCGACTGCGCCCACAAGGTGAAGCCGCAGTACCGCACCGGCAACTTCCGGTGGATCCTGGACGATGATGCGCTCAAGAGCATCCGCAAGGTCAAGATTTCCTCGAGCGGCACTTCCGGCGACAACGAGTACGTCTGGAAGGTCGGGCCCACCCAGGACCTCACCGGCGGCATCCCCGGCACCATCTACGGCATCCCGTACATCATCAGCCAGCAGGTCGACCAGACCGCCATTGCTACGGGCAACAAGACCCGCGTGATGGTCGGCAACCTCGACTATGCCACGTTGTTCGAGCGTCTGGGCATGACCATGATGGTGGACCCGTACTCGGGCTCCGCCAACCTGCAGGTGAACCTGTTCACCTACGCCCGGTACGACTTCCACGTGACCCTGCCCGAGGCGTTCGCGGGCATCACGTTCGTCCAGTCCGAGTGATTCGACTTCCTTTCTACCTCCCGGGGGCGGGGCTTCCCGCCTCGCCCCCGGTTTCCCATGCTGTGGATCCCGCTCGACAACCTCCGGCAGGCCCTGCGCGTCGAGATCCGTGACGACGACGCGGAGCTTGCGCGCCTCGTCAAGGCGGCCAAGGACTACATCGAGCACCGCACCGGGCTCACGCTCGGTACGGCGACGAAGCGGCAGTACCTCAACACGTTCAAGGACTGCCTGCTCGAGGGCGCCCCGAACGCCATCAACCCGGTCATCGTGTACGAGAAGGGCGGGGCACCGGCCGTCCTGCCCGGCACCGACTACAAGGTGCGGTACACCGACGGGCCGCTGTCGCTCCTCGTCTTCGACACCGACGAGTCGCCCGACTACGGCACCGTCGACATTACCTACACGTGCGGCTTCGGCAACGCCGTGCCGCACGACCTGATGCAAGCCGGCATCGCCCTGGTCGCTCACTGGTACACCAACGTGGAGGCGGCGGCCCCGGTCGACCTGCGGCCCGTGCCGTTCTCGGCCGAGGTCATCCTGCAGGCTCGTAGCGTGCGGAGTGCCCTGCGATGATCGCCTGCGGCCTCCTCAACACCGTCGTGGGCATCATGCAGCCCACCGACACCACCGACGCCCTCGGCCGTCCCAACCCGTCCTGGGCGACCAAGACGTACGTCCGGGCCGAGGTCCGCGACGTCGGGGCCGTGGAAGGCGAG